AGACAAAAAAAGAATAAAAGGCTCAATGCACAAGATTTTTATCCAACTCCACAATGGTGTTTTGAAAATCTAGAAATCGACTGGACACAGTTTTCCTCTGCACATGAACCTTGTGCTGGAGATCACAGAATTGTTGACTTTTTGACAGAACAGGGGTTATCTGTTACTCACACAGATATCCTTGAAGGTACTAATTTCTTGCATTGGACAGACCATACAGATTTAATTCTTTCAAATCCGCCTTTTCAACTTGCAAAAGAGTTTATTGTTCATAGTATTAATCATGCTAACACAGTAATCATGCTTTTGCGTCTTAACTATTTAGGATCTATTTCTCGTCATGAGTGGTGGAAACTTAATTCTCCTACAGCTCTTTACGTATTGTCAAAACGTCCGTCATTTACTGGTGGAGGTTCTGATGCTACAGAATATGCATGGTTTGTTTGGGATGCTACGGATCGTATTCCGCGTGGTGTATCATTTGTTACACCTCCAAGTGATAAACAAAGATTAAGGGACAATCGTGCTTGTCAAATCGCCCTTGAAAGCATTATAGATGAAATTGAAAGCAACGAAGCTGTCTTTGAGCTTGATGCTCTACTCGCTTAATTGTTAGTCTAACTAACATTTATAAACCATTGTGCTTAGGCACTCTTAAGATAAAAGGTAAAATTATGCAAAAAACTCTATACATTGGACAAATGCAAAGTGGTAAAACCACTCAAGCTGTTAAAATTTTTCAAAGCTGGATTGACACTCCAGATCTTCTTCCTATCTTTGCAACTTTTGGTAGACTTGCCGTATTAAAAGATCTCCAAGAAAAATTGCATCTTGGAGGTGTAGATCTTTCAACAGTCTTAATTCCTAACATTCATAAGCGCGAATACTCTAAGCTTGTTAACACTCTACTAGGCGATGAATTCCCAGATCAAACTTCTATTATTGGGCTGCACAACGTGTATTTTCATCGTGCTATTTCAGATGCAGTTCTTCATTGTCCTGGTATTCGCACAAATCTTTTTCTGGATGAGTATGATACAGGTCAGGTTGGATTTTCTCAGCAAGACTCATCTGTCAAGCAAGATAATGCAATTCATAACTACATTGAAAAAGGCGTACTGAATGAGCTTGCTTTGATTTCAGCAACAAATCTTCAAGCTGCTATCTCAGATTTTCAGTTTGATCGAGTCGTACATATTCAGCCAGGCAAAGGGTATAATTGCACTCCGCAGTTTGAGCCTTTGTATGACGATGATATCAATGATCTATTAGAAGGTCGTCCAAACAAAAAAATTAAGAATCGCATAGAGGAAACTGAGGGTCATGTGATGTTCAACCTTGACCGTAGAATCTCAACTCATGAAGCTATTGCTCATGCACTACAAGACTGTGGCTCTACTCACCTTCTAAACTCTAATGAAAACTTTGATCTTGCTATGCTTGATGAGCCTACTCGTCAGATCATTATAGGCGGTGAAATGTTTGCTCGTGGTAACACTTTTAAGGGTGTTCAAAGTTTGTTTTTCTATAAGCCTGGTTCACACCTTGCTGTTAAACTACAGGCTTTTGGTCGTATTTTTGGATATAAACAGAGTACCAAAATTTATACCACTCAATCAGAGTATTCTGACCTCATGCGCATGATGGAAGTGAATGAAAAGCTCAGTGATGAAACACTATTGATGATGCCTCCCGAAGATCGTCACCGTATTATGGAGGAGATGTCACTACCACTTTCTTCAGAAGAATCTCGCTCTACACTGTTAAACCCACGCAAGAGAAATGGTTTTACAGAGTCAAGAAAGCTTAAATTCAAATCTGAGCCATATATGACAGTTGACTCTTTACCACGAGGACTAGATGTTACAATGCTGCACGCCAAGCATGAAGGAATTACTCCAAAAAAAGGTACTCGTGGATATACTTTTCGTGCTGCTCAGTCTCCAGAGCATATGGCTAAGACTCTCATCGACTCTCATCCTTTTCAGAGTGTGCATGAAACAACAGTTCGTCAATTTATAGTACCTCCAAAAGCATATCCTTATGATAACATTAATTCTCAAAACGCATACTACGATTATTGCGATTATGAAGATGAACATTGGTGGATTGAAAATCTCTATCTTGATGCTGATCAGAGAAGGGCAATCAAAACTGAATATGTAGCTACTTATCTATCGACTGGAGAAATAGGAATTTGGGTTAACACCAATATTCATGAGGATTTCTGGGTTGGTACTATTAGAAGAAATAAAAAAGAAAAAGCAACCAAACAGGCAACCTTATGATCATCTCTCACCAACACAAAATGATATTTATTAAAACTCAAAAAACTGCTGGGTCAAGCATTGAGCGTTGGTTGGCAGATCATTTAGGTGAAAGAGACATCAAAGTAGGATCAGGAGACGGAACCGTTAAACTGAACACCTCACCCTCTGATGCTCACTGGAGAGAGAGTCATCTTCCGTGGACCTATGTGCGTGATCACTGGCCTCTCTATTGGGAGCAGTATTTCACCTGGTGTGTAGAGCGCAATCCTTGGGACAAGATGGTGAGTTGGTGGTGGTGGCATCAAGTTCGCAATCCAGAGAGAGTTCGAGACAAGAGCTTTAAGCAGTGGGTCATGGGTCCACAACCCTCACAGTTAGATGACTGGTCTCGATACGCAGATGTTCAAACTAATGAGGTTCAGGTGGACAGAGTTGTAAGATTTGAAGATCTACCCTCAGCTCTCTCAACTCTTGATCTGCCTTATAAGGATGAGCTTGATCACTATCGAATACACACCAACTCACGTCCTGAAGGTCACTATTCTCTGTACTACGATGCAGAGTCTAAAGAGTGGATCGAACATGTATATGAGAGAGTCATCCAGTCGTTCAACTACTCATTCCATGGATCTTAATCCAAGGTTGAGTGAACCACCGCTGTCTTGACTCTGCCCTCCATCGAGCTCTAGGTTTGATGAGTTCAGAGTCTGCATGTGTTAGATCACCCCACACAGAGTCAAATCCCCACAGATTGATCTGAGCTGATGGATAGGTTCGATGTGCCCAAACTACAGCAATCTGACCTGAGTCGTATCCAGCTCCCCACGGATAAAAAACTCGTAGCCCTTCAACCCATAGATTGCGTACTCTGTAACAACCCTCTTCATCCTGCTCCTTAAACTGTACCTCAGGAGGGCAGTGATCGAGATGGACCAACCAGTCTTGTACTCGATGAACGCCTGTGATTGTAGGAGTTGAAGTCCAGCCATAGTGATTTAAGTGCAGTGTGCATAACATTGAACACGCTTCATGTAGCACATTGCAAGAGATGCAAAGATCTCCTGATCCATCCCACTCATCACGTGATCGTCCATTTCCTAAAATTGTAATCTTCATACTAACACTTTAACACACCCAGATGAGTTGTCCAGCGTCCAGAGCATTTGAACTTCCAAGGTCAGCTCATATTTTAACGAACCCCAATCTATACCAACTATACAAAAGATGTAATTTTAACCCTCGACTTCCATGCCAATTATGATAATATATAAGAGTGTTCAGAACACATCCTCTTCACCCCCAGACAATTTCTCAAACACTCTATTTAGTCCAACCTCCACCTTGACTAAATAATTAATCCATGCTATTTTATATATACCTACCGTCAAATGCGCTCTCACACAGCGTATTTTTTTTTTGTGACAGCGATCACACGGCTATTGAACACGCTCCCCAGTTATGACAAGGCGTGTGAATTGCAACTGTACTTAGACAGTATATGCGACCAGAGGGAGCTGTAGGCTGTACCAGCCATCGAACGAAGTTCGTTGAAGATTCACTCTACTCTCGTAACATATTAGCACATTCTCTTGCACGCGAAGCGTGCGTCCAGTTGTAGGTTTAATCACGAAGTGATTGACCTGCCGCACAATGACTGAATCGAAGATGCACAGCTCGCGAACGGAGTTCGCTTGGGGCTGCGCTAGGGGGCCTCGCGCCAGCTATTTTTTACTTTTTTCTTGTACAAAACACTGTAAAATTCCATTTTATTCTCTTTTTTATGTGCTAGTTCCGATATTTTTGTTTTATCGGATCTAACTAATAAAAAGCACATCATTTCACATCTTTTTCTAGGCTGGCGACCGTAGGGAGCCAGTGTAGGCTTGCATATTGGAGAGTTTTTATGCTAATATACCAGGGTGGGGAGGGGTTTAGGCATGACTAAGGTACATTTTAGATTTTTCACACTAGTTTCCAGGAACTAATGTTGATTTCAGTCGTCTTTGCACTGGCGCTGAACCTGCACTATCGAAAATCGACTTTGCACTGGCGCCTACGGCGCATTTTTTATGCGCTAAGTGCTTGTAATCGCACATAAAAAAAGGAGAGCCGAAGCTCTCCTTATAACGATCCTAGGATCGTTTATTGTGCGAGGGTCTGCATGATGCGCACGATGGCATCTTTGGTCGCCCCCTCCAGACCTTTCGAGTCGAAGCCAAAGTTATCTTCCAGCTCCAGAAGAAGTTCCTTCTTCGATGGGCCAGAGTCACGCTTTGCCGTCGGCTTGGCCTTTGCGACGTACACACCTTCTCGCACAAGCTTGGAACGTACTGAGCGAACCGACTTCTCTACGGAAGCCGCGATAGTCTCGACGTCCACGCCGTTCTGGTAGTCATTGATGATCCGTGCAGTCGCCTCTGCGGTGTAGTTTGGTGCCTTCATTCTTCTCTCCTCTTTCTCTCTCGTTTCATTCTATAAAAAGAATATACGCGAATTTTCAGCATCAAGCAAGCGAAAAGAGACTTTCAGTGGTGAAATAATTTTTTAGCGACTGAATCAACTTTTTACTTGACAATCGTCGAACTACTACTGGTGCTACGCACAGACTATTAAATTAAATGCACTAGTGCGACAATTTAGATTGACTTTCTACTTGACAATCGCCTTTGCACTCTGGCGCCGAGAGGCGCTGGATTACATTAAGAATGGTCGCTAAGTTGAGGTGCGTTTTGCCCAAACCATTGTTTTCATTTAATTTTCTTGGTTTAATGGAAGCCTGTAAAGCATTGTTTTCATTGACAAAATCGGGTTTCGGGCCGGCCCAGGGCTAAGTCTTTGTTTTAGCGGGAGAAAGGCGGTTAGTATTCCGCCTCCCTCTCTGGCACGACCATATAGGCATCGCCGTTGGCCTCCATCACCTGATCCTCATATGGGGCCGCAAGACGACGATACAATTCGAGCTTGCAACATTCCAACGCGCCAATCATCGAGTTGATCTTGTCATAGCGACAGCCATTCTCAAAGATGAAGTTATCGACGAAACGCGTCATGATATAGTTGAGATCACCCGCATTAGTAGGTGTCCAATCAATGCCGAGGTTTTCCATCTCAGTGTGGATAACAGCGCGACGATCTTGTGGGATATATGGCATTATGCAATCTCCTTTGCCTTACGAGCTTCGATTTCCTGACGCTTGCGCTGAATAGCCTTCAGCATTTTAAGCGCACGACGCATTTCAGCGCCAGATGTGAATCCGCCAATGCGGATGGCTTTTTGAATTTTCTTTTCAGTCTTGGTCATCATGCAATCTCCTTCATGATCTGTTCCTTGCGCTCCTCAATCCGCAGAGCCATCTCTGCTCCTTCGCGCAAATCTCTTGTAGGCAACCAGTGCCAGTTATCGAAATGGGTAAACGCGACATCCGAAATCTCATTCGGTGCAACAGTCTTGCATTTCCCAACGGCATAAACAGGCTTTCCGAAACCATAGGCCATGCCGATTTCAACCAACGCTCCGCGCTGTTCCTCGTTGAAATCTTCTGCGTAGAATAACACGAAATCGCTGTCGCGGACATCTTCAAAGCAGAGATTCCAGAGCTTGTCCTTGTGGTTCAAAACGAAATCGCTGTCGTTGTCGAGGTCAATCCAGCGAGCCTTGACGCCGAAACCTTCAGCACGCAGTGCCTGAAACTTCGAGTTGTGCCAAACTTTGCCAGCGGTGTAGAATGTCTTTTGCATTTTTTCAATCCTTATCTTGTTCATGTTATATATATGGGGATTGCAAGGGTAAATTTCAAGGGGTAGAGGTAAAAAAAGTTTTGTGTGTTTTCAAAGGGTTGTCATTTTTATTTCTTAATGATTTCAAAGGGTTAACGGCCGCGGGCCGGCCGACCCCTAAGTGGTTGTTAATTCTGAATTTTTCGCCCGTAAATCTTAACGTGATAGTGTGCCAGCGATAAGACGCGGTCCAGCCGCAGACGACGCCAGAAGAGCATCCGCAGACGTAGAGTCATGGGAATCGGACGAGCGCAAAGCCCGTTGATCTCAGCGATAAGTTGAAGCTTTGATTTTTCCATGCTTAGGTCTCCGCTTATAGAGTTTTTTTGAAGGGATGACCTGCGGGCGAGATGCCCGCAGGTTACGCGCCACAGGGTTACGCGTCTTGAAGGTGTTTGATGAGGTCATTTATCGCCTCCTTGGTTGCGCCCATGAAACCATCGACCGAGAAAGGGGCGACCTGTTCCAATTCGATGAGCAGTTCTTTTTTGGTTGGCCCCATCTGCTTTTTTGAAGCAGCTTTCGGGGACGCGACATAGACGCCCTCGCGGACGAGCTTCGAGCGGACAGACCGCACCGACTTGTCGATTGACGCCGCAATGTCTGCGATATCGACGCCAGCCTGATAGTCGTCGATAATACGCGCGGTCATTTCCTCGGTGTAGTTAACCTTTTTTGCCATGCCCTTGGCTTTGGTGATATCGAAAGTCATGATCATTTCTCCTGTGTCTGATCGTTTCTGTTATGTATAATATATAGGTATTGGGGGGTGAAATTTCAAGGGGTAGCATCAACTTTTTTTCATTTTCTTTTCCTGCAAAAACAATGGGTTAGAATTTTTTTCGCAAAAAAATATCCAATAAAATCAATGGGTTACGTCGCGGGGCCGGCCGCCTGCTAAGTGTTTGAAATGACGGTGAAATTGACCCTAGCATTCAGGGTCAAAGTCATGCCATTCCTGCGCCCAGTCTGGCTGACCGTCAGGGCCGTCCAGCTCCCAGTCGCATTCTTGACAGATGAGGATGTCCCCATCTGTCTCGTTGGCGATCCATTGGCAGTCGTCACAACCCTCCTGCCCGTGGGTTTCCCATTTTTTAGTTTGCATGAGTGTCCTCCTTGACCTCGAAAAGTTCCCAGATGTGGGATTGAAAATCGCGCGGTGATTTGACAACGTGCAGCTTTTTCTTGCGGCGAAGAACGCGCATCAAAATCTGCGCCTCAATCCGCGTGTCGTCTGCCGCTGTGTGTGCCTCGATGAAATCAGGCATCTGCATCTCAAAACGGTAGACGTTTTGCGCGGTGGTAGACAGGAAGCGGCCCGAAGCAGTCAACGGTGCATCGTAGGCTTTGGGTGCGCTGTTGGCCCAGTTGCCCCAAATGTCGAGCAGATCGACTGAGTGCATCAGAAACCGCTTGCCTGTCATGCGCTGGCTAGTCTCACCGAGAACGCGACAATCAAAGCCAGCATTATAGGCGCAAAGGATGATCCGATAGCCTTGACGCTTGAGCCATGAGAGATGAGCGTTGAACAGACGGCGACCAGCCGCGAAAGTGGTAACGCGATGGATACCATGACGCTGACGCTTGGCATAGCCCGCAATCTTGTTGACGTAGTAGGGCTTTTCCTTGCAAATGACATCAAGGAAATTGAGATCGCCTGTGCCAAGAACCTCACCGCGACGGGTGATGGTAGTCCAACCAAAGTCGAAGACCAGACCGTTGCGGAATGACGTTTCTGTATCCATGACGACATAGGCGTTGCGTTGAATAGACATGATTGCTCCTTGTTGTTATCTATATAATATGGGGATTGTTACCCCAAATTTCAAGGGGTAAGTGAAAAAAAGTTTCGTTTATAATCAAGGGCTTGTCATTTTTATTTTCCAACAAAATCAAGGACTTACGAGCGGCGGGCCGGGCCATCCTTATCTCATTGACTTTTAACACAAAATCGTCGATTAACTGCTGGCGCCATGCGCTTACGGGAGCAATCCCGCAAACGCAAAGCCACCTACAACAACGTTGACCAATAGAAGCGCCTTATCGTTACGCTCAAGGGCGTGAAAGATCCAGCAAGCCGCCGCACCTAACCCACACAAAAAAGCCAGATGCAGCGGCAACCCGATAGAGAGCGCGGCCATCTGTGCGATGACCAGCGCGGAACCAACAAGCCCAAACATTAAGCGACTCTTTCTTGAATTTTGGTAGGACAGATAACCGCGATGCCTAGCTTGCGAAGCGATGACCTAACCGACGGAGCGTCGTCAAACATGACCTTGTTGGCAAGTTGAAACTGGCGAAGATTGAACAGTGAACCAAGCTGCTTTGCTTTCAGCTTCCCATCCGCTTCCATGTTACCAGCAGGGCGAGAGATGATCTTGTCAACGCAAAGCCCATTCTCAAACAAAAATTCAAAATCAGCGAACCCCATTGTCCGAGCCGTACAGATGACGACATAATCGCCAGCGTGAACGCGCTTGCGGATCTGATCAGCCAGCGGCAGAATCTTGTCATTCGCAATCTTTTCAGGCGTTGCATTCTCAAGCCAGTGTTCAAGATTGAGCGTGCCGTCAGGCTTGGTCGCTTGACGATGCGATGAGTCGATGACAGTGCCGTCAAGGTCGAAGATGGAAATGTTGCGGATCATGTGAAACCTCTATCGTTGTTATGTATAATATATAAGCCTTCTAGCCTCAAAATTCAAGGGCAGACAGTAGAAAATTTTTGCTTTTTTCGCCCCCAGAAGAGAAATTTTTTCCCGAAAAAACCTAACAAAAACATAAGGTTACGGCCCCCGGGGGGCGCCAGGGGGCGAACCCTCTGTT